AAAGGAACTACTGGTCCTAATAAAGATGAAGAACCTAAAGGAACTACTGGTCCTAATAAAGATGAAGAACCTAAAGGAACTACTGGTCCTAATAAAGATGAAGAACCGTCTGACCGTGAAACTAAAAAAATAGAATCGTTAAAGGAAGTTGTTAAAACTTTGGAGGACAAATACAAGAAATTGCAAAAATCAAATTCTTATTCTATTAAAGCTCAAATAGATTTTTTAAATGCTATGACAGAGGATGAAAATCCATATTTAAAAGCATATATAACATCTAAAAAACTTAAATACAAAGTAAAATTTTTACAAGAATTGTCGAAGGCTCATATAAGTAATGAATCACTAAGGGAAATAACATCTCGATTAGAGGAAGCGAAAAAAAAACTTGGTGAATCTGAAAAAAATGAGGCTGAAGTAGATAAAAGAGGTAAAACAGAAACTAATTCAAATGATATATCAGTTATAAATAATGAAGCTGGTAATGCCAGCAATGGTAGCTCTATTAAAAAACCTGAAGAAACCGGAAAACAAGAAAACAAATTAGAAGAATCTCCTGGAGATAAATCTAAAAGAGAAGAGGCAGAAAAATTAGATAAAGAAGCTAAAGATAAAGCTGATGAAATAGAAGCCGCTAAAAAAATAAAACCAACTGACCAAAGAGATATTTATGCAGAAAAAGAAGATGATAAAGATACGGATGAAATTAAATCATTAAGAAACGAACATGCTGTTTTAAGAGTTAAAAAGGATAATCTTGCTAAAAAACTTAAAGAATTAACTAATACGATGAGTGATTCTAAAGCAATGGGCAAATTAAGCGAAAAGGAAATAGCCCAATTACATGATACTTTTAAAACTGTACAAGCTGGAAGAAATGAATTAGCTAGCAAAATGGCCGCATTACGAAATAAAATAGAGTCGGCAAAAAATGAAGGTGTAACAATGGATGAAATTCACACACTTTTACTAGAATTAGAAATGGAAACGTTAACCACTGATTTTATAATAAATGATATAGGAAAACAACTTGATGATTTAATGATTTATGGCTAACAATAATAGTTGGATTAAATATGGCAACCAATTTGGTACTGGTTCTATTCGTATTGGTAATGTTACTATAGTTAAAAAGAAAATAAAAGGAAGCAAATCAAAACATGGAATATCATTAGTTGGTATTCCTACTTCTTATAAAATGATACTTGATTATAACAAAGTAATAGCTAAGTATTTAGAGGATGATTTGTTTCTTAAATGTATTTTTAAGATAGAAAGAGAAAATTTAAAATACCAAAAAATTAATAGAATTTATTTCAATCCTGAAACAAAAGAAGTATCATCTAAAGAATATATAAAAAGAACATATAAAGAATATCCATGGCATTGTGCGTATTGTAACAAACCAATAATTTCAAAAATAAATCAAATTACGGCAAGGAATTTTACTTGTGACAAGTGTTTTGAAACTTATATAAAAGATAGTAAAGAAATTAATAGTAAAATTGTTGATTCATCTTATAGATTTACTGCGGAAATAAAAGAAAAAATTTTAAGACAAAATAAAAAAATTATAAAATATATTAAACGAAATAATGAAAAATAAATTTAACTATTATGACGAGTTTGTAAATGAAGCAATAAATACTGTAAAAAAAACAAATGCTTCTAAAAAACAAAAAGCAGAAATTGTTCTTTTATCAAATGTTAGCGAAGAATCTTATACTGTTCCTGCTGTTAAAAAGGAATGTGATTCTAGAGGAATTCCTTTTTATGTAATTGATATTAATACAGCAACTTTAACAATTTTAAAAAATGGTGGATTACTTTTAGCAGATAAAGAAAATTCTGTAAAAATTGATTCAGATTATACAGCAATTTTAACACGCCGCGGTATTGTAAGAAATACTCGTACACGTGACTTAGTAGAAAGATTAGAAGACTTAAATTTCTTTGTAGTTAATACTTTACAATCTACTTTAAATTGTGAAAATAAATGGGTTACTGCAAAAATCCTAGAAAATTCCGGAATTCAAACACCAAGAACAGCGCTAATCAACGGGGAGGACTCTATCGATGGAGCTGTTAAAAAAATAGGTGGAAAATTTCCAGTTATTCTTAAAATGTTATCTGGTTCACATGGTATTGGTGTTTCTGTTATTGAATCGGAAGCTTCTCTTAAATCAGTTCTTCAAACACTTTGGAAAGTTGACGCAGATATCGAAACTCTTATTCAAGAAAAAATTGACTCCGACTATGATTTAAGAATACATGTTCTTACTCGTAAATTTAATTCACCAAAACCTTCTGAAGATGACTCTGTTGTTTTAGGTTTTATGCGTAGAAATAAAATTGATAAAGATTTTCGTACAAATGTTTCTTTAGGTGGAAAAGCAGAAAAGGTTAAAATAACACCAGAGCAATCACAAATGGCAATTGATGCAGCGAGGGCAGTTGGATGTAATTGGGCTGGTGTAGATATTATTGTTGATAAAAAATCAAAACAAAATTACGTGTTAGAAGTTAATTCTTCACCAGGTACACAAGGACTTAAAGATGCTACAGGAATAGATGTGGTTAAAAATATAATTGACTATTTTACCGATAAGTCTAACTGGATTCGTTCAAGAAAAGTTATTGGATTCCGTGAAGTTGTTCAAGTTCCAGGAATTGGTGAATTTGTAGCCAAATTTGATACAGGTAATGGTGCTATTTCTTGTTCAATGACTTATGATAAAATGGAAGTTTCAGATAATAAGAAAACTGTTGAATGGTCTATTAATGGAAAACATTTTACAAGTAAAGTAGTAGGAATTTCTAATGCTGAAGTAGGACCTAATGTACACGAAAGGCCAATAATTGAAATGGATGTTGTATTTTTAGGTAAAAGGTATAAAAATGTATTAGTATCATTAGTTGATAGAACTGATAAAAGTACTAAATTTTTAGTAAATCGTAAATTTATGGAAATTCTTGGTGTAAGTATAAATCCTTACAAAACTTTTACTTGTTCTAGTTTTGACGGTGAATATAACCCAAGAGAAGCTAAAGGTAATAATCACATGGGAATAAAATTCGAAAAATAAAAATATACAATGGAAAATTTTTTAAGATTTTCTGATTTTGTTAATGAGTCAGAAATAAATGAAAAAAACCACCCGATGTTAGGAGGTACAGTGCACACAGAAGGTAAAGATTATTATATAGAAGAAGTAGAACCTCATCATGGATTTGATGTTTATATTTCTGGTGATAAAAAATTTATGTCAACTAAAGTAAAGGCTACGCCACCAGATAAAAATGCAATAGAAAAATTTAAGAAAATTAGAGGAGGTGGTAGTTCTTCATGGAATCAAACAAGTTACAACAAATGGATTAAATCTATGGCAGATAATAGCTATGGAGAGTCTTTTGAAATGGCCCAAAATGCCAGATATGAACCAGGACTTATTGACTATGTAAGGAAACAAATTTACAAAAACGGTGGTGATGAAAAACCATTAGAAAGAATACAATGGGATATTGAAAAAAAAATAAGATAATACGAACTTGCTAAATATTGCAAAAGAAATAATTAAATTAAACGAGAGTCACGATGCAGCGCTTAGTGGCTCTCTTTTTTTACAATTGCTTGGTATTGACCTAGGCAGGAAAAACGCGGACATAGACATTATAGTTGACAAACCTATAATTGAATTAGATTTGAAAATTCCCGAAGGTTGGATTCAAACACAAGGAAAAACGATCAATTCCGTTGCTTATAAGAATCCACTATTAAATATTAACTTAGACATTTTGTATTCATTAGAAAACAGACAAATGATAGGACTTATTAAATGTGGCGATATTTATAATTTGATAAATGCAAAAAATAAATACATTTATAATAATTCACCATCTAAAGAAAAACATATTAATGACCTTAAAATAATAAATGAATGGTTAAATAAGGTTAAATAAGCAAAACTTTTTGTGCAGTATTTTTATATATAGGATAATTTTATTATTTTTATACATCAAAATTAATTAAAGTTATGGCAACAAGAATAGATTTTAAAGGCGAAGATACTATTTATCCTTATGGTAAATATCAAGGTAAAACACTAAAAGAGATTTACGACATAGACATTGATTATTTTCTTTGGTTAAAAGACACTTGTACCATTGACAAACTAAAAAGTATTGCCCAAGATATGTCTGTTGTATATTATGATGAAATTGAAAAATATACAACAGACAAAAACAATAAGCTTATTTCAATTCCTTCGTTAACTCCTAATGAAATTCATAAAGTTGAAATTCTTTTTGTTAAAAACCTAACTGTTTTTTATGATGATTATCGAGTAGAAAAATTCGCATACTATAAACAATATGAACCTTCTGGTTTGATTTATAATGTTATTTTTGCCAAAGGAACTTATAAAAAAGCTGAATATGGAGGTTATGAATATGTACTACCTATGATAGGAAATGTTGGAAAACGTATAAAAGGACACTACGTAGTTTTAGAAGTAGAAGCAAGAACACCATACTTTAACAAAAAAGGTAATCATTTAGTACAAAATTTAATTGTCAAGAATTTTATCATTAAATAAAACAAAATGAAGAGTGAAATTTTTCACGGTTTATTAGTTATTTTCTTTATGGCATTTAATGTACTAAGTGCCATAGTTTGGGCAGTAGAATTATTTTTTCATTATTCTAAAATGGAAATTAATGGTTTTGCTGGAATTCCATTGTTAAATCCTATTTTTAATTAAAGTACTTTTTTATTTGGTTTTTTCTTTGTTATAAATGTAGTTAGTGCATACTACATTATTTATGCTGAAACAAAGAAATAAATTTTAACTTTACTTTTAACAAAGTTTAACTATATTTGAAGTATTATTTTGTGAAAAAATATTATTTTTATACATCAAATTAATCATACATAATAATACTTCATTATGAACTCGGCTAATTCTCATCTCATTTCTTCTTATGCATTAGGTGCAACACTTTCTTCAGAAAAAAATAACAATGGTGCCGAATTCACTATTAAGTCAAAGAGAACCGGCAAAGATTACACTTACCGAATTTCTCGTTCTGAATTCAATGGTAATTGGTACACTCACGTTAAAGTTGAAACTGAGTACTCAAAATTCAAACGAGTTGGAACTTATTTTAATGGCAAGATTTTTAACAAAAAATCAATCGTTAACACTCCTTCAGCAATTGCAATAGCATTCGTATTAGATAAAGTAGAACGTAAAGAATTCGATTACCTGGACAATAACATTGAACTCATGCATACTGGCAAATGTCTTTGTTGTGGAAAGAAATTAACTGATGCTAAAAGTATTGAAAGAGGTCTTGGTCCAATCTGTGCTAATCATTAATTTAAAAACATGAACATCAAAAGTTTTTCAGAAAAATTGTTTTGTAATATATTTTAAATATGTCAGTAATAAACAAAGAATTAACACAGTATGCTGGGACAGATTGGTCTTTAGGAAGCTTGGCTTATGTTAAATATGTTGACCATCTCGCCAAAGTACAAATAACAGAAGCATATTATGGATGTGCTGGTTGTATTTTTAGGTCATTGTTTACTCAAAATTGTCCTAAATGTTTGCCTTCGGAAAGAGTTGATAAAAAGCGAATAATTTTTAAAAAGATTGATGAAGTTCCATTAAACAAATTATAAAAATTAAGTGGAAGTATTTTATGTCATATAAAAATTCAAATATAAATTAATGTAAATATGAAAAATACACTCGAAGCTTTTCGTGAATGGCAAAGAAATGACATTGAACGACTAAAAGCTATTAGGCTAAAACAAGAAGCACGTGAAAAACATATAACTTTACTAAGTTGGTTTTTTGTAGTTTCTTTGATTGCATTTTTAGTATTATTAACTGTATGCCAGCCAAAATAAATTGAACATTCTAAATTACTAGCAATGAGCAACACTATTGATAATACCATTGAAAAAATCAAATTAAGTGATTAGCATTCTTATCAGTGATTTACTTTAAAAGTCTTAATGGGCCATTTATTTGAATTAGGCGGACACAGTTCAATACGAAAGACAATACTCATTCTTATTTTATATTTCTAAATACTTAAAAGGACGGATAAACAAATCCGTCCTTTTGACATATAATTTAAAAAATAGAAAAATTTAAAGTAAATGAATCCAAAAAAATTATTATGGACTGAAAGGTATCGTCCGACCGAATTATCTGAAATTATTTTACCATCTAGGGTTATGAACAAACTCTCCAAAGGAGTGCAAAATAATTTACTTTTATATTCTAGCCCTGGAACCGGAAAATCGACAACAGCTAAAGTACTATGCAAACATAATGCAACTCTTTTTGTTAACTGTTCACTTGATACTTCTGTTGAAAATGTTAGAACAAAAATAACCGAATTTTGTTCTTCTTTATCTGTTTTGGATGGTAACCGCCAATTGAAATATGTTATTCTTGATGAGTTTGATGGTGTATCTGATGCATACATGAAAGCTCTTCGTGGTACAATTGAACAATTTGAGTCAACCGCTAGATTCATAGCAACTTGTAATTATTTCAACAAAATTCCTGATAATATTCAGTCTCGTTTTGATTGTATAAATTTTGATTTTACGGCTGAAGAAGAAGCAGAAATCGAAAAGAAATATTATGTAAGAATATTTGAAATTCTTAAAATTGAAGGAATGTCAATTGAAAAGGATGCATTAATTGAATTGACAAAACGTAAATTTCCTGATATGCGTTCTATTATTAACATTTTACAAGGATTTTATACAGAAGGAAAAATGAAAATAACATTGGTTGATATTAAAAAATTCCATGGAGTTTTTAAAGATGTTTACGAAATGTTATTTGATAAATCTTATGATGAAGTAAAATCTTACCAATTCCTTGTATCAAACTACTCAACAAAGGTAGATGATATTATTAAGTCATTAGGAACAGACTTTATTGATTATATTCAATTAGAACAACCAAATTACATTAGAAAAATTGGTGAAGTTGCTTATGAAGTTAATAAACATTCATTTGAATTAAAATTTGTTATTGACCCTGTTGTTTGTATGGTTTCTTTAGTGTTTAAATTAAAAGCTATTCTTAATGCGTGATAAATAATCAAAAAGAAAAATTAAGTAAAGCACTTTCTATTCTATTAATATAATATGACTTGTCAATAAAAATATAATTAAAATATGGAATAGCACAAATGAATCAGACGAAAAAGGTAGTTTTATAGCATTTTGTATTGCTTATTGTGTGAATGGAAAAAGAATGACACATAAAAATTTTAAATGGAAAAAATATGGTGGTATGTATTGACTTTGATGGAACTTGCGTAACGCACGAGTTTCCAAGAATAGGTAAAGATATTGGAGCTGTTCCTGTTTTAAAAAAATTAATAGAAGCTGGGCATAAATTAATTTTATTTACGATGAGAAGTGATGATAAAGTAGTAGCAGCTCCTGATGCAAGTATTTTTGGAATTCCCGGACAGTACTTAACAGAAGCAGTAGAATGGTTTAAAGAAAATGAAATTCCTCTGTTTGGAATAAATACAAATCCTACTCAAAAATCATGGACATCTAGTCCAAAGGCATTTGCCCAAATGTATATTGATGATGCGTCTTTGGGATGTCCTTTGAATTTTAACTTAGAACTTTCTAATAAACCTTTTGTTGATTGGGTTAAAGTCGAAGAACTTTTAAAATTAAATAAAATAATTTAATATGAAATACTACTTAGATACCGAGTTCATAGAAGGGCCGCAAAAGAGCATTATAGGAAAGTCAAAACCTACTATAGATTTAATTTCTATTGGAATTGTTTCGGAAGATGATAAACAATACTATTCTATTTCAAATGAATTTAATATAAAAGAAGCTTGGAATAGATATTATGTTGCCGAATTAACTTCTTTTGAAAAATACAATGGATTTTCAGGAAAAAAGATATATTGGATTAGGGACAATGTTCTTAAACCTATTTTTGAAGAACTTTGTATAAAAGAATATGGTTATTCATATATTATAGTTAAAAAAGGAACCGAAGAAACAAAAACACCTGTTAAAGCTTTCACGTTAAATAGGTTAAAAATGCTTGTAAAAAAATATGGAAAATCTAATATTCAAATAGCAAATGAAGTAATAGAATTTGTTTATGGAAAATCGGATAACCAGTTTGGTTTAACCCCTTTACAGGAAGCTCAAAAATATGAACCTGTAAGTCCTAGTTTATTTCCAACATTTTATGGATATTATTCAGATTATGACTGGGTTGTATTCTGTTGGTTGTTTGGACTTATGACAGATTTGCCTAAAGGGTTCCCAATGTACTGTAATGATTTGAAACAAATATTGGATGAAAAACTAATAGAACGTAGCATAAAATCAAAAGGTGTCAATTTAGATATTAGTGAACTACCTGGATATCCTGTTCAAACTAATGAACACAATGCACTTGAAGATGCTAAGTGGAATAAACAATTGCATGAATTTTTAAAAACTATTTAGTCTTTTTGATATATTTTTAATTTAACTTATCTTAAATTTTAAAAGAGAATAAAATAAAAAAAATGCCACAAAAAATATAAAAATTATTAAATTATGAATAAATTTACGCTACTTCTGGATGGAAATTTTTGGCTGCTTAAAACATTCCATGTTTGCCAACGTATGAAAATGGGAAAAGGAATGAATTTTATAGATGACCCAGAAGCAGATAAACAATTATTGCTTTGGAAATTATCGGTTGATTTTGCAGCTGAAATACGTCGTTTTAGGGATGTAACAAACCAAATTGTTTATTGTATGGATTACTCGTCTTGGCGTAAACAAATGACAACAGACCAAGATTACAAAGGAAATAGAGTTCAATCTACTAATGTTGATTGGGCTGCTGTTTTTGCTGTTCACGATGAATTTATTACTGCTATCAAAAAAATGGGTGTTATAACTTCTAAAGTTAAAAATGCTGAAGCTGATGACTTAATTTTTGGTTGGTCAAGTTATCTTAACCAAATGGGGCAAAATGCAATTATTATATCTGGTGATAATGACCTTCTTCAATTGATTAACTATGACAAAAATTTAGATGCTAGTACAGTGTATTATAATAAGTTTGACAAAAACTTACATGTATTTCCTGGATTTTCAAATTGGTTAAAAATAGAAGATTCTGGAGATGTTGCTGATATTTTTAACCTTGGTGCACAATCACTTGATACTGTTAAATCAGATTTAACAAGTTTAATACAAAAGGAAAAAATAAAAATCGATGAAATTAATACTAATGACTTTTTATTTAAAAAAATTCTAAAAGGTGATGATGGTGATAATGTTTCTCCTTTGTATGTAAAGATTAAGGAAACTAAACGAGGTCCACAAAGATATGTAATAACAGATAAACAATCTGAAGATATTTTATCTAAGTTTAAAGGATTAAATTTTTCAGTCAAACAACATCATTTTTTCGCCGATGAATTTATTAAATTGATTTGTGAATTAACAAAAACTCATTTAAACATACAAGACAAAACTAATGCTGAGCTTGTCGCTAAATGGAAAATGAATCGTGATTTAATGTTTTTGCATAAAAATTGTTTACCAACTGATATTTTTGATGCGATTATGGATGATATTGAACATAAAATAAATTTAAAAATATCTGCAGTACATTTGGATCTTATGATTAGAAAGGAAGAAATTTTAAAACTTACTACTTATCAAAGTGATTTAAATCCAAATGATACAAGTATATTAAAAAATATTAAACCAACAACATCTGTTAACATAACAGACACACAGGGTTCATTTGATGACTCCTATTGGTCTGAATTACTAAAATAATTAAATTATACATAATGGCTGGAGAACACACAGGAAGCAATGAAAACAATAGGTCTTCTAAAACAATTCTTAGAGTTACGAATAAAAATACTACATCATCTGAAAAAGATTTTGATATAAAAAGATTAATATTAGCAGTAGAAAAACTTTCAACTGCAATACAAGACTCTAATACGCTTAACGAAAAGAAATTTTTGTTAGAAAAGAAAAAATTTATTAACGAAATTAGAATTAACGAGACTAAAGATACAAAAACAAATGGCTAATATTGAATTATTTGATTTGATAAAAATAATGTTTACAGACTCTAAAAAGTATTCAGAAATATCTAATATAGCAAAGAGCAAACATAGTTTTATTGTTAACAGATTTTTTTCCATCAAATACCCATCAACGGCACAATCTCTTAATTTTAATGGGATCAATGGGGCTGTACTTGTCGACCTTTGGCAAATGGTTGCTTCTAGATATAATAAGGTCCCTTATTGGGTTTATACAAAAACGAAAAAAACAGAATCTCAAAAAGAATGGTACCCTCCTAAAGAACTTGTGTCTTTATACCTAACTACTCATAAGATGTCAGAACAGGATTTGAAAATGATGATTAAATTTAATCCTACAGAGACAAAACTCATATTTGACAAACTAAAAAAACAAACAGAATTGTAGATTTTATTGCTTTTACATAGTTTAAGTAAATTGTCTTAGATATATAAATAAAAAATTATGTAGATAACATGGCAAATAGTACAGACTCTATGCAAGGAGATTTATTTGATGACATTTTTAAAAAATTGGAAGAAATTCGTAAGAGGTTGCCAAATGGTGAATTAAATTCAATTAAAAATAGTGTTAATGAAATAATGGAAGAACAAAAAGTTATTAGAGAAAAGGTTTCTGATTTGAGTAAAAGACTATTAGATCCTGATAACGGAGTCGTTGTAAAAGTTAACAAAAATACAGAATTAATAGAAGACCATATTACAGAAGACGAAGATATTAATAAACTATTACCAAAAATACTAAATAGGATAGATAATATTGAAAAATGGCAAGGTGGAATAAATAAAGCACTATGGATTGTTTTTGGATCTATCGCAGGATTAGCTATAACAATGTTTATTCAATACCTTTCAAAACAGTCAATCAATCCTGAGGCTGTTCAAACAGTTGTTCAACATGCTATTGAAGCTAGTAGTGTAAAATAAACTAACTTAATGAAACTTGAATTCTTTATTGATTCTAATAACATAACTTATACAGAAGGCGATACTATACGAGTAGACTTTACTGGCACTTTTACATACATAAAATCAATAACAGACATTCAATTTGTCATAAATCCTATTGAATCTTGGGACCAAGGTCATGATATTTACATAAGATGGAGTTATGACATAATTAATGCAACAAGAGCATCTTTATCATTAGGGAATCCTAGAATTGTTTGGTCAGCTTGGACACAAATAACAGATGGAGGTAAACCTGTATCCGGAATTGATGATATTTATTCAAAAATAATTAGACAAGATCCAGATTCTTTTGATTTACAATTTAAGTTTGTTAGAAGAGGAACTTCTAATGGAGCTCGTTCAATTAACAGAATAGAAATATACTATGAACCTGGTAAAATACCTGAATCGCCAGAGGCTTTACCATATCCAATGAATCAAGATTCTTGTAAAGCAAAAGCATCTCCAGGTAGTAATTTTTCAACAGGAATTTTAGTAAGTAATACAGATTCATTATTCAGGCCTTATGATATAATGAAGCCTGCTCAAGCTATTTATCAACAAATGGCTTGCGCAACTAATGAGATGTTTGGACATGTTGTTAGGTATTTCAAAACAAGGCCAACATCAAACTCAGGTGACCCAGTTTTACATGAATACTCGTTATTTGAAGTATATGACGTAAAAGATATTAAAATGGCCATCCCAGATAACTCATTCCCGGATAATGCTGACAAATACACTCCTATGGATATGGAGTTTGCCGAAGGAATAGAAGGACATATTACAAGAGAACATTTTGAAAGAGCTTTTGGTGTTAATGGAATACCTGAAGAAAAGGATTATATTTATTTTCCATTAATAGATCGTATTTACGAAGTGACTTCGGCTTATATGTTCCGTGACTTTATGGGAATGGAAGCATACTACAAAATAATGTTGTATAAATGGGCCGATAAACTTAATGTTATGCGTGAAAATCCAGATATTGATAAATATGTTACTGATTTGCATGAAAGTTTTGAAACTACATTACAACCTGCTGTAGAAAAAGAATATCTAAGAGTAACAAAACCAAGCCAATATACAACAGTTGCTATAGGCGGGTATGACTATGTTAGAAGCCATGTAAATAGTTCATTAGTAATACAAGCTAAAACTTTACAAAATTATTATACAATTATTTCAAAACATTATTATGACTTGAAAACTGGTATGAATTTTGGTGACATTGCAGTAAAATACAAAAAATTAGTTAACATATTAAAAAAAGATAATTTTGCATTTACTGCATGGATTAAATTAAACCATTCAGCATTAGACAAAAATTCTTATGATGTAATTTTAGATGGTTTATCTAATTCAAATGGAATACAAATAAAAGTAAATTACACAGGATTGGCAGCAACATCAATATCCGTAATTATAAATAATGCCGAATATGTATTTACCAATTTGCCTACTTTATCTAATGATATTTGGTATGGTATTGTGTTTAATTTGCAACCAGAATTTAAACAACTATCTTTTTATATTTGGGGAATTAAATTTGATGAATCAAATCCAACACAAAACAGAACAACAAATCTTCTTCAAATATATAATAAAACTTTGGATTACACGCCGGTTGATATATTACCAACCGAAACACCTTATCAATTAAAAGCAGGTACATTAAACTTAACAAATATAAGGATTTGGTCAGAACCTATAGAAGAAGAACAACAATCACTCATACTCAATCAATACGTAGTTAAAGAACAAGAATTAGCATTAGTTATTGACAATGCCATTCCCCCTATAAAATTAGAACATTCTTTTGTTAGATAACTAATAAATACTTCGTGAATACTACGATTAGCACACTAAATAAAAATTATGGACATAACTAAACAAGACATTGCAAAAGAAACATTAGATTCTATTTTGCAAGATGATTTTGAACCGGATGGACTTCCAATGGCTAAGAATTCTTCATTGCCAACATTTAAAACTGTACAACCAGTTGATTATGTTGATATAAAAGCCAAGTCAGTTAATAAAGCTAAAAGTTTGATGAATTCTTTGTTGAAGTTTTACCTTTCCGAGGAACTTATAAGCAAAAATGATTATATAACTGCTAGGGCAAAAATAGAAACGTCTACCATGGCAGGATTAATCCAGCAAATGGAAATTGCTGATAGAGCTATTACATTGTTAATGGTAAGTATTGATGGTGGGGATGCATCTCCTCGTATGTTCGAGGTTTTGGCAGGGCTTCAACGTACAATGCTTGATATTATGAAACATCAAACACTTCAAATTCTTGCAACAGAGGAATCGATGAAAAAGCTTAAAAGAGATATTGACATCTATGATAAATCTGATAATGGACAATCTCGTCCAAAGCAAATTTCATCCCACAATGGTATTACTATTAGAGGTAGCCGTGATTTAATGCAACAAATCCAAGAAGAACTTGGTGAGGAAAAAGATGAATAAAATAATTAACTTTAAATGGCAAATCCACTATCATCTTCATTCACAGGAATAAAAGATGATACAGAAATTAACTTAGATAATGCAGATAAACTAGTATGGACTACTGAAAAAGTTGATAAACTTGTACTAGCAATGAAAGAAGGATATGTCACTAGAGACAATCCTTTTTATGAAGGTGACCAAAATTTTAGACGAGGACAATTAGTATTTAATTACAGCCAATTTGAATTGGATGAACTTAGGCATTGTGCTCGTGATATTGTATATTTTGCAAATACATATTGTAAAGTAATGACTGATGATGGTTATCAACAAATTACTCTCCGTGATTACCAAGAGGAAATTCTTAGGACATTTCAACATAATAGATGGGATATTCTTATGGCCCCGCGTCAATGTGGTAAGTGTACCTTTTATAATAGCAAAATTAAAATAAAATATCCTAATGGAGAAATTAAAGATACTACAATAGGTGATTTTTATTATAGTGCAATTAGTCCATCTATTTTAGGTAAAATAAAAGTTAAATTATATAAAATTCTAGAAATTCTAGAAAAATAATACACTTTTTTTACTAAATTGTCTTGTAGAACATAAAACTTTGCATCCATAAAGATATATAAATAAAATACAAATTTATATCAAAATGGACATAAAAGAAAAAATTTTAAAATCTAAATCTTGTAATATATTTTCAAGAATATCCAAAAATGAGTTAAATGAACTAATCTATTTAACATCATTTTTACCTATTAATTCAAGTATTAGAAAAAGATATTTCTATGTAAAAAATAATTTAACGTCTACTGTAAAATGTAAAATGTGCGACAATGAACCTAGTTTTTTTGGTAAAAGTTACGCAATATATTGTTCATCCAATTGTAGAAAAAATGATACTAAAGAAAAAGAACTTAAAAAAAAATTAATAGAATTAGAAAAGTCTAAAGAACTTTTGATTAAATATCCTGATGATTATATTAAATGTGAAATTTGCGGAGTTGCTACAAAATCAATTTTTTCTCATTTACAAAGACATGACAACTGGACAACTGAAAAATATAAATTAAAATATCCAAATTCTTTAATAGTATCTAAAAATGAAAGTAAAAGACTATCATTTAATAGAACTGGCGAAATGAATAACAATCATAAATCAAAAACAACTTTAGAACAAAGACAGTCTATAAGTCCATTTTCAAAAAAATTTAAAAAATATAAAAATGACACAGATAGAGATAATTTTTTAAAAACATTTGATATTGTTAATCCTAATCAAAAAAGATACTGGTTAAATAAAGGATTTTCGGAAGATGAAGCAAAACAAAAAATATCAGAAAGACAAAAAACATTTACTTTAGAAAAATGTATTGCTAAACTAGGAGAAATTGAAGGAACTAAAAGATTTAATGATAGAAATTCTAAATGGTCGGCTAAGATTGAAGAAAAATACAAAAATGGTGAATTTTCTAGAAAACCTAAAAAGATTAATTCAACAAGAATTTCAAACATGTCAAAAACTGTTATTAGTGAACTTTTGAAAATTTATCCTGATGCAATTTGCTATGAAAATGAATTTGAAATTTTTGATGAAGAACATGGAAAATGGATAGGGTTTGATTTTAAAGTTGGTAAAAAAATTATAGAAATTAATGGAGACTATTGGCACTGCAATCCAATAAAATATAAAGCTGATTATTATAATAAAAATTTAAAAATGACTGCTCAGGAAAAATGGAATTATGATAAACAAAAAATAGAATTTGCAAATTCTAAAGGATTTGAAGTTTTAGAAGTTTGGGAAAACGATATAAAACAAAACAAAAATAATGTAATAAACACATGTTTACAATTTTTAAAAGACCATTAATTTTTTTTATATTATTAATTATACAATTAATTGAAAAATATGAATTTAGAAATTCTAAACTAGATGAAGATGACATAACTAAAAAAATCCAAAACACTGTTGAGTTAGATGGTTATTTTGTCGACACTGACTCAGGATGGCAACCAGCTACAAACATACATCAAACACAACCATACACCATATATAAATTAAAAACTTCCTGTGGTAAGTTTTTAGAATGTGCTGATAATCACATAGTTTTTGATAAAAATTACAAAGAGGTTTTTGTTAAAGATCTTCAAATAGGGTCTACTATTATAACAAAATCTGGAATTTCCACTATTACTTCTTTAGAAAAATACAATAAAAAAGTTGCAATGTTTGATTTAACTGTTAATTCAGACGATCACAGATATTGGACTAATGATATACTTTCCCATAATACAATTACTTCATCTATTTTTTTAATTTGGTTTACATTATTTCAATTTGAAAAAAATGCACTACTTATTGCGAATAAAGGTGCTACTACAAAAGAAATTATGGACAAAATTAGAAATATTAT